CCTGCAGCAAGCAGCTCGCCTGATCCAAGTAGCACTCCAGCCCCGTCACCAAGTGGTACTCCAGCTGCAAGTAGTTCACCTGATCCAAGTAGTACACCGGCTCCTTCTCCGAGCGGTACACCTGCAGCAAGTAGCTCTCCTGATCCAAGTAGCACCCCGGCGCCATCACCATCAGGTACTCCAGCTGCGAGTAGTTCACCAGATCCTAGTAGTACACCAGCACCATCCCCGAGTGGTACGCCAGCGGCTAGCAGCTCTCCTGACCCTAGTAGTACGCCAGCACCATCTCCTAGTGGTACACCTGCGGCAAGTAGTTCGCCAGATCCAAGTAGTACGCCAGCACCATCTCCGACACCTACCCCATCACCAAGTCAGACTCCAACATATAGTCTTGTTAGTAACTTCTTTGCTATTAATGAAGGTGAGACGGTTGTTATAACTCTTACAACAACAGCTGTTGCTGATGGTACATTAGTTCCATATACAATCACTGGTATTGATGCAGATGACATTGCACAACCTTTAACTGGTAACTTTACAGTCAATAATAATCAAGGTGCGCGTTTCATTACAGCAGTTGAAGATAGTAAAACAGAAGGTACTGAGACAATGCTCTTAACTCTTGATGGTCCAGGTACGACTATTAGTGTTGCTATTATTGACTCATCAAGAGACCCATCACCTACACCTACTTCTTCACCTACACCGAGTGTTACTCCATCGGTTACACCAAGTAAGTCTCCGACACCAACTCCTACTCCAAGTACTTCAGCTCCAGGTTCACCAACATATAGTCTTACTTCTGACTTTAACGTTATCTACGAAGGTAATAGTGTTACTGTTACCCTTAATACTACAAATGTTGCAGATGGAACAAACGTACCGTATGCAGTAAGTGGTATTAGCAGTGGTGATATTACTCAAGCTTCAACAGGTAACTTTACCATTAATGGTGGTACAGATTCAGCTATCTTCTCTGCTGTTGATGATGGTATTGTTGAAGGTACTGAGACAATGAGAGTACAAATTAATGGAGCGTTTGGTGACTTTATCGATATTTCTATTCTCGATAATCCAGTTGATCCAAGTCCTACACCGAGTCCTACACCAAGTGTTACTCCAAGTGCTTCACTACCAGGTGGCACTCCTACACCTACTCCATAAATATAAGGGATGACTCCTATCGTTACTCTAACGACTATACCGTCGAGGCTTTCGTATGAAGGCAATGCGTGTAGTTTAAAAGACACAATTGCTTCGTTATTGAACCAATCTCATTCAGATCTTGAGGTGTGGTTGAATGTACCTTGGGTAATGGCAAGGGATGATGTTAGGTATGTTATACCTGAATGGGCATCTGAGCTTACAGAGAGTGATCCAAGGTTTAAGATCAATAGATGTGATGATCAAGGTAGTGCTACTAAGCTTCTACCTACTCTTACCCTTGTTGATACTCCAGATCAAGTCCTTATTGTTGTAGATGATGACCATACATACCATGTAGACATGGTTAAAGAGCATCTTAGACATAGAGAGACATGGCCAGAGTTTGCTATTGGTTATGATGGTCAACGATCACGTGATCCAGAGCATTCCGGTAGAGCATGTATCTTTGATGACCCGAGAGACCATTGGTGTGGTGCACACGGTCTAAATCTATACGTTGATATACTTCAACACTACAAGTCAGTATCATATACACGTAGTATGTTTAGGAGAGACTTCAATGACTTCTGGAGAGAGTATAAACTCTGGTGTGATGATACAGTTATTGCTGCTTATATGAGTAAGCATAGAATACCAAGAGTAGTTCCTGCTGTTGAGAGTGAGAGACATCACAAAGACTTTACTCACGAAGAATGGCAACAAGCTTGTTGTAGTCCTACCTTTCCAGTTGATGGTAATACCTCTCATGAGCGTGAAGAAGGTTGTACAATACCAAGAGATCTTAATGAAGAAGATGATCTAAAGACTTTACTATACAAAGAGTATATTGATAAAGGGTATGATGATGTTGAACTTGCATCCATTGATGATGCATACTAAGAGAGAGCCGGCCCAACAACAAGCCGACTCTCTTAGTTATTATGAACAACAACGTAAAGTTTAGATGTTACCGAGTCTATGTTCTACTTCGGTATCTTTGAGCATTGAATGAAAGCGCTCTTGAATATACTTCTCAAAGGCTAATGGCTTAATCCACTTAGTATCAGTTTCTGGTACATTAGCATCAGTCAGCTTTTGATCTACGGTCTGAATACCCTCAATAAGGGAAGCCCATCGAGCGAAGGTTTGATGATCCCAGTGCTCAGTAGTACCGTCTTTGAGTTGCATTTCGATTTTATTATCTGTCATATTGTTTGTCTTTCTATATTAATTATAAGAGAGTTCCTTATGCATTAGCTTTCCTATTAGCCTTCTTAAGCTCATCTAACTTCTTCGTCAAGTGAACGACGTAAGCGTTTGATTCTCCTTCAATAAGAGCCTTTGCAATCTTGGTTGCAAGCTCGATTTCTGCTGGGTCTACAAAGCCTTTAATCTTTGTCTCTTTAGTATAGGCATTACTTTTGCTCATACCTAATTATACCGGAGTTCCTTATAGAGTATCCGTAACCTCACCAGGATCTGTGAGAAGAACTGCACGAATAGGACAGTCAAGCTTGATATTATTCCTACACTTAGGACATCTATGGATGTTATCACCATTTACAAAGACTTCCTCTTCGAATACGTGCTGATTGCAAGGACAATTTACTGCAGCGCGAGACATATTGAGAATACCTTCAAAGTTCTCATCAAACTCTGCATATAGCTTATCTTTATCTACTTGAAAACGGGTATTGATGATCCAAAAAGCAACGAACTGAATACCAGTAACGAGAGAGAAGCTCTTCCAAAAATCCACCCATTGAGTTAGACCATATGCAATAAGAGCAGATACGGCGACAGTAGTAATGATTGATCTTAGCATTATACCTATAGTATACCTGCTATATTCCTATAATCAACTACTATATTGAAAGCTTTGCAAGCTGTTCTGGAAGCTCTAATACAAGATTGTTAATCTGATCAATCTTGTCCTGCATTGCTTTAACGTTCTCATCTTCTACTGATGCATTGTTCTTAACATTGTCAAGCATACGACGAATCTCAGTAAGAGAAACAAAAGTATCACCCATTTTAGCTGTAATATGCTCTAACTCAAATGGTAAAGTTGGAGGAGCCTTCTGCTCTTTCTCTTCATCCTTATATTTCTTCTGCTGATCAGCGGTATCCATCAATTGTTGAATGGGCTTATCATTGAATTTAGTAGAATATGGATTTTCTGCAGCTTTCATCTATTAATATTTATACTCGAGACTAAATATTGACATGAAGAACTTCGGTAAAAGATTCGCAAAGGTAGTAAAAGAGAACGTCGACGAGCAAGAGGCATTTGAGGATGCACTCGAAGCTGATACATCACCAGAAGAGTTTGATGTAGAGGTCGAAGCTGATCCAGAGGCTGCTGCAGAAATTGCTGAGACAGACCCATCTGTTAAAGCTGCTGAAGCACAAGGCGAAATCAATGCACATCAAGTTGAGACTCTTAAGAGTTGGATTGCTGCTGGTGATCAGTTCCTTGCTTCACTTAACGATGCTTCAAATCCCGATTCAATGGCACACGCTATTGGTAATGCTGAACCAGACTCTCTCTTTGATAAGATGAGCTCTGAGCAACGTCGTGTTACTAAGGTAGCTACTGATCTTGCTGCTCTTAACGAAACAATGCGTGGTTACCTAGCTCAATCAGGTGACTCTTCCCTCAAGGGAGTCTAAAGATTGTTGTAACGTTTTACCTCAGACATCTTAACAATACCTTCCAGTCCTTGGAAGGTATTTTTTTGTATCCAATCCCAGCCTATCTCATCCTTATTAGCTGCGATAGCTAGGTCATTAAAGTCTTTATACTTCCTACCTAGTGTTTCCGGCCATATAAACACTGTCTCCCCTTGGTTAAGTAGAGCCTCTGACTTTATCATGGATGCCCTATCACCCCACTGAGAGTCGAGGATCCACACCTTATCATACCATTTAAGAGTACTCTTGAGCTGCTCTTCTTGCCTTGCTGTAAACGACCTACCACGTTCAGTAATACCTGCAACTGCTACAGAGTTACGCACAAAGAAAGCATCAATAGGACCTTCGAAGATGTATACCTTATCATGATCACTCGATACCTTATCAATATTGAATAGAGTCTTTTCAGCTCCAACCTTACCCAGATACTTAGGCTTAGTTCTTAAGTCTGATGTCTTTACTGTTCTTGTCTGATAGAACTCTATCTCACCTCTCTCATTAACAAAGGGTATAACGATTCTATTTTTATGAACCATATCCTTAAGGGAGACATAAAGGTTATCTGGTCTATTGACGGCAGTATGTAACCTTCTTGACTTTATGATATGCTTGCAAGCTCTAATAATATGGTTGTCTTTATAATACTCAAGCTGATGTGCATCACTGAAGTTAATACTATCCTCCGGTAAGGTAGATGCTTGTACAGTAGGTCTAACTTCTTCAACCTTTCCTATGTCTACAGATACATCATACTCTTTTACCTCATCGATAATCTGCTGATTGGATAAACCACTTACCTCTCTAATCCATTTCCATGGCTTACTTGACCAACCACAGTTATGACAATAGACGTTATCGTTATCTGGTAGGTAATAACATCTACGCTTCTTTAGTGACTCACGACATACAGGACAAGAGCACTGATATACATTATTGAACTTATTGTATATCGGACTCCGACCATACTCGTAGAACTTAGCTACGACATACTCTCGAGGTAGTGTAATCACGACTTAGTATATACTAACCAAACATGGATAGCAACTTATTGCCCATAACGAAGACTGTATGCCATGCTTCTTTCTTCTTGAGTATATTATCCATCTTATACTCTTCACAGTAACATATAAACTCAGCCCATCGAGCCTCTATTGCTACATCAAGTTGATCTTGGTAGTAGGTAGCCTCTGATTCGTGAGTCATAACCTCGTTAAGGTCAAACACTTTCATGTTCTTCTCGAAGATAGCCTCTTGCTCTTCGTTAAGCTCAAGCTTACCATCAAGCCACTTACGTACCTTAGCCTTACCGAAGCGAGGTATACCAGGAACGTTATCTGACTTATCACCTAACAAGCATTTAGCACGAAGCCATTCTTGCTTAGTATAGTCAGTATCTTCTACGAAGGTATCGAGAGTAAACTCTTTCTTACGAATAGCATCGTATAGTAGAGTCTTATCATCTACTAGCTGAAGGAAGTCACGATCTACTGATACAATAACTTTCTCACCTTCGAAGGTCTTACAGATATAAGCTACGATATCATCTGCTTCTCTCTCACGAGGAAAGATAGAAGGTATACCTAAACAAGAAAGCATTTCCTTGATCTGCTCATTCTGATGGTGAGGTGTACTATCTTTCGTACGAGTACCCTTATAACCATCTAACTGCTCCTTACGAACGTTGGGTTGATAGTCGAGCTTCTCGTCCCATACTACAATCGTCTGAGTAGGCTTATACTTGTTAGCATAAGAGTAGATTGCATTGAGAGTAAAGTAGATGTGTAGATTAGGAATAACATCCGGGTCACCGATACGCTTTGACTGGTTCTTAGCAGTCCAAAACGTACGATGAATTAGGTTGTTTCCATCAATTATTAGAGTTTTCATTATATTGAGCTGAGCAAACGCTAAAGACTTCTTCAGGCATCTCCTCTACATATTCTATTATATCAGAGTTCCTTCCGATAGTCCACTTATCATTTGGTACTTGAACATTTTTCATGTCTGGTACTGACAAGCAACCAACTTCTTTATCAGTTACTTCGCATACAATAAACATCTGACCTACATAGTCTCCAGTATGTACTGCGTAGCAATCTCTATTTTTAACGGTATTTTGATCCATTGTCTCCATATGGGCTTCCAAAGTTACCTGCAATAATTAGTCTCATTGCTAGGGTATCTAATGCATCCATTTGCATATCGGTTTTGGCACTTTTTATTAATATTGTTTTTCCATCAATATCATACCCGAAGATATAGAATGAATCTAAATACTCAGATACGATACTTTTAAGTTTCTCTCTTAGTTCTTTCTCGCTCTTGAAGCTTTGAAGATCCTCAGGTCGTAAGTTAAGCGCGCCATTAATTAGGTCGTCAATATCCTTATCAGACTCTTCTGGGTTCTCATCCATTCTTAGAGTACTTATTCAAGAACTCTGAATCTTCAACTTGTAGTACTTGATGATCTATTAATCTCTGTACTATAACGTCGATAGAGCTCGTCTTAAGGACGTAACCACGAGGAAATCTCTGGTTACCATCCTCAAAACTGAATAAGTACTCTCCTTTGAATGGTCTATTCTCAAAGCAGGTAATGTATACTGATGCACCTCCAGGGTCAACTAGTACAGTCCACTTACGTGAATCATTATCACCATACTTATCAAACATCCTAAAGGTCACATACTTGTAATCCTTAAGACGCTTGATAAAGTAACCAGCGGTCTTTAGTTTATTCTTTTGGTTATTAGATAACATCCTACTGAGTGAGAGATGAGATGATATACTTAAGCTTAATGTCTTCTGCGTCTTGCTCGAATACAACTACACCAAAGTCCTTGTTAATCCTTACTGTAAACTCACCACTAATGTTATTAAGCAAACGTACGTTATCGAAGTTAACTGGGATAGGCTCAAGCTCTACATCTACCTTACCAATACACATAGTAAAGTTATCAGTATTATGACGAGCTCTATCAGTAAGCTCAGCCATCAATCGATATCCTTCACCACCGGTATTCTCTTCAGTATAAAAGTATAGCTTATTAGTCTCAGAAGCAAACACAGCACCCTTAAAGATCTGATTGAGGATATTAGCATCTACTTTGAAGTCCATATCGAACTCAAATGCATTAATCTTATCAATATTAAGGCCTGGCTTACTTAAGAAGCCCTCGTCGAATAGATGGTACTTAAACTTAACACCATTGCCTTTATACTCTAAGTTATTTGAGTTAACCTTAAGGTCAATCTCATCTTCAAAGCCTACTGTCTTAAGGACATTAGTTAACTTCTTAACATCAGGGATATTAAGAGTAGTATTGAAGTCAGTACCTGCTGCATACTCTGCATGTAGGATAAGAGTATTATCAGTAGAGGCAACAAGACTCGAAGTCTTATCACTATCTAACTGAACAATAGCACTCTCACTTATCTTTGATAAAGAGTCTAAAAAGGCTACGAACTTTTCAGGCGACTTTAGACTTAGCTTTCTTTCTTGTTGGTTTGACATTTTTACTCTCTAATTGTAACCTAATATCTTTCAATAGCAAGTTGGTTTCTTTTTGTAGTTCTACTAACTTATCAATAGCTGATGGCTCACTAAAGTCAAACTCCATTGTCTGATTAATTTGATCTTCAAATGTCTCATTAAGGGATGCTTGTAGTTGTGCTGGAGCTGGTGCAGCTTGCTGAAGTTCTGCCATTGCTTGCTCTGGTGTAATAGTACCAGCAGGTGGTCCAGTAGGTACTGGAGCTGCTTGTGGAGCTTGCTGAGGTGGAGCTTGCTGAGGTGGAGGACCTTGTGGCTGCGGTTGGTTAGCTACAGTCGGTGTTGCTACCAACTCCTCTACCAATCTTTTCATCTCATCAGACTTACCTTGGAGCTGAGCAGAAGAACCAACGATCATACCGTCTTGCTTCTTCATTTGTCCATAAGTCTGACCCATAAGCTGCATTACTGCAGACTTGGCTTCAGGTGTTAAGGGATCGCTCATAACTACTAGAGGTCTTTAAGTAGGTCTTCGATGTCATCTTCAGTAGAAGAAATATCCTCTGCTGGAGCCGGCGCTGCAGCTACTGGAGCTGCCTCTACTGGTGGTGACCAAGGAGGTGTATCACCAACTACTGGTGTCTCTACCTTCGGCTCATCAGCCTTGCAATGGAAGTGCTCATTAAGCATTGTAGTAAGCTCTTCATTACTCTTAACTGGGAAGGTCTCCTTAAGGGTGTGAGTCTGACCATAGAACTCTTTCTGAGCTTCTTCACTAAGATTCAACTTACCAGCTGCAGTAAAGCGAGAGGAGACATAGGTAGGATAATCACCTTGCTGCTCACACTTAATCTTAAAGTTAACACCACTCTCACCAAGATCAAAGATCTTAGCACCAAACTCGTCTGCATCTTCACCTTCAATAGCCTCAGTAATGATCTTGTGAAGCTGCTTACCATAACGAAGCATCTTGACTTTACCATTGTTATCAGGGTTAGTAGGATCGTCTACAACATAGACGTTAACAAGCCACTTCTCCGAACGACGAAGAGCACTTGCTTTCTCTTTCTCGGCATCAGTACCCATACGACTCATCTTGAATCGCTCTTCATTGATAGGGCAACGCTCACCAAAGGTCTGGGGACTGAGAGCTTGGACATACTGACCGGTAGCAAATGAATTCCAACCCATATTGTAGTAATGGAAGAACGTATCTGCAGGAGACTTACTATCAGGTAGTAGTCTTACGGTATAGGTATTACCTGGCTTGGTTTGCATGATTTCGGAGAACTTACTCTTACCGGCTTCATTACTGGAGGCTAAAGCACCTTTGATGCTTTCGAACATACTCATATTAATACTCATTGTCTTTGTTTTTCTGTTATTATTTTAGTTACTTTGTCTTTTGTTTCTCTGGCCTTTGATTTAAGTATCGTAGAGCCAAGATATTTTGTGCGAGTTAACGCGAAGAGGGATTTGAAGTCCTTAACGATGAAGTCCAACACGTCTCGTTCAACGGTCTTAATGATGGGTTCAACTTCAAGGGCATGCAATGTATAAAAGTTTAGCCTATGTTCTTGTAAATGCAACAGGCAAGTGGGCATATTATTGGTAAAATGTTTCTGATACTCTTCTAAGGTAATGTTATGCTCAATACAATACCTTGCCACATATCTAAAGCCATCTTTCATGACTTCTACATTGTCATCACTATCAGGATTAGAGACTTCTTTCTCTTTCATGTAGATAGAGTAGCACTTGAGTGCCTTTCTACTATTAAAGAACCTAAGATCGAAGTACTCATCCTTATTATATACACTAAATGGAGCAGCAAACCAATCTCTATAATTAATATGGTTATGCTTAACAAAGAATGCAGATAGCTTCTTAAGAGCTACAAAGTCGGCATCTTTTAACTTACTGAAATCCTTTCGAAAGCGGGTAGGCTTACCTTGTGCACTACGCGTAGCATACAGATAACTATTATAGATAGCCTTCTCTCGTTCAGTAACCATTCATAGTTATTATAACTAATGAGCTACTAAAATCAACTCTTTAGTGCACCCTTATTTTGATTGAGATACTTAGTAATGTACTTTGACTCAGCAATTTGTGGCTCGAACTCAATAAACAATGTAACTAACTCAAAGTCATTGTCAACTGTTAAGAGTGTCTTAAGCATATTACGAAGTCTCTCTTCTTTAAGTACCAATACGAAAATGTTCTGTAGAGAAAGTCTCTTTCCTTTTAACTGACAACAGAAAGTGCAAAAGCATAACATCAAGTGCTCGAGCTCTCTTTTAGTTATGTCACCTGATGGTAGGGGTACGATAGGTTGCTGCATTATTCAATAGGGGATAGTGTTTTAGTCCAGTTGGCAAATGTATCAGTTAGTTTACCTCCTGCTAGGTTATGTGCTCCACCACCTTCACATAACTTCTCAGCTAACTTACCGAGATTTAATTGACAACCTTTCTGCTTTCTAAATGATACAACCTTTAGATCGAGGTTAACCATTATAGCCACATCGGCACTATACTTATCAAGCATATAGTTTGCTACTTCGTTGACTTGCTTAGTTACAAAGGTTGATACAACCTTATAGTCTTTGATCATACCGGCAAACTTTGGACTCTCCAACTGCTCAACAAAGGCTTTGAAGTGAAGCTTGATAGCTCCTCGTTCATGTGCAGTAAAGTCTCTTAGACCATCCTTGAATGACTCAATAAACTTCTCTGCTTTAGGTTTGTTATAACCATAGTAGATAGCATTTAGCTTTGCTGGTGCCATCTCTCGAGGAAAGTCAAATGACCAACTATCATATTGATCGATAAGTCCAACTAGTGCTTCTTTCTCTGGTGTAACATTGATCTTTGACTTAAACTTATCGAAGATCAACTTTGTGTTGGATGAGTATGGCGTTACAATAGCTTTGGCCTTAGTATACACATTAGCAAACTTAGAATGTGTCTCATGATGGTCAACTACTACTACATTGTCACGGTTAATAGCTATAGCTTGCTCTTCGTTGAGGGATAGATCACATACAAAGATCTTATCGAAGTGGTCTAATGTATTCCAACGATTTTTAAACTCATTTAGGATACGAAACTCAGAAGTCTCAACAATGATTATTTCGTGACCGGCAAATACCTCTTTCAAGAGTAAGGCACTGCCTGCTCCATCAAGGTCTGAATCAGTAAAGATAAGTATGTGCACGTATATACTTAATGCACTCTAAGAATAAATCAACTCGATGCAAATGCAGCTAGTGAGGATAAAGTATTATCATCTTCAAGATCATCTACATCATCTGCTTGCTCAATAGACAGCGTAGAGTAGTCAATACGCATAGGCTGAGTCATACCTCGTGGACCATATCGGTTCTTCATCATACCTAACCTAATAATACCTAAGTCTCTATCCTCATCGTTCTGAAAGATAGATAGTATAACATCAGCAGTAGCAGCCAAGCCAATAGATTCAGAGATAGTGGCGAGGTCTGGGTTATCTTGATCGAATCCAGCTCTATTCAACTGAGTAGCACTAATAATAGGGCAATTGAACACGTAGCTAATGGCTCTCACTTGTTCAGTAACATTCTTAATACGCTCATAGGAATTATTACCAATAGGGCTATGAATGAGGTTAAGGTAATCAATAACAATTGCATCAAGATGAATACCTTGATCAGTAAACTTCTTAGCAAAGGCCTTAATAGTATTAGGAGTAATAGTCGAAGGTGGAAACTCTTTGATGTATACATTACCTTCACCTTCAGTCATAGCAGCTCTCAAAGATGCACCATTAACTGCCATCTCCTTCATAGGAATCTTAGATACATGAGTACAAATACGTCTTGCATATAGTAACTCAGACATCTCAAGAGTAACTAAGAGAACATTCTTACCTTGATTAGCAATATTAGCTGCTACATTACCGAGGAAGATAGACTTACCAATATTAGTCTCACCAGCAAAGACATACAATGACTTACCATCTTTAATAAAGCCACCATCAAGAGAGTCATCAAGCCATTCCCAGCTTGACGGTATCTTATCTTCTACTGTAGTAAGGTCTTCGATAATATCATCGATGTTATCCTTAACACTAAGTCCTAAGTCAGTAACAAGACTAATATTACAACTCTTCTCAAACTTATCCAAGATGACTGAGGTATCTACTTCACCAGCTGATATAGCCTCAGCAGATTCCATCATAGTACAATACACAGCCTTCTCTTTAAGGAACTGCTCCGTATTCTCAATAAGCTCATCCTTATCGATACCCTTATCAATCTCAGCAAAGCTACCTACTAACCTTCTAAAGGTCTCCTTAAGCTGATCAGTAACTAAGTACTGCTTAATCTCAGTAGTAGTAGGAAGCTTGTTACGAGTCTCATTAAACTCTTTGATGATAGTAAAGATATCAGATATGTCTTTACTCTTAAAGAACTCCGGCTGAACATTATCAGCAATGGTACTAAGATAACCGCTATCAGTTAGCGCGTTATACATAAGTACGTTTTCGAAGTAATCTAAATCAAGCTTAGCCATCGTAATCAGTATAGTAAATTAGTCGAAGTAATCAACTATATCTTTACTGTCTTACCAACATACTTTTTGTACTTCTTAAGGAACCACTTTTGACCGTTAGTCCAGTCTTCAGTGAATTCTCTCAAGCCAGGTGAAGCATGAGTAATATAAGCATCCACAACACCACATTTGAACCCCTTAAGTGAGGCATCAAGTGTATAAGCAAGGTCATAGAAGTGGAAACCGGCAGGGCACTTCTCATCGAATCGAATCTTCTTGAAGACCTTCCTCGATATAGCAAGGAATACACCATCCATGATAAGAGCTTGGTGTGGATAAGGACCAAAAGCGGTCATTGACTTCTTACAACCATACATTAAGTGAGCAACAGCACCATGTAGGTTACCACCTTGCATACCACCACCCATAAGATGCCATAGAGCTGGCTCTTGAACCTTGAGTTGTGAGGCACCAGCTACTCCTAAGACATCATACTCTTCAAAGTGCTTCTTTAGCTTCTCGTAATCAAAGTTTTCAAGGATGATATCATCGTGACATAGAACAATATGGTCCATGTTCTCTTTGATAGCAAAGTCAATTGCCTTGTTGTATACCTTCTGTAGTGAATCGGTATTGTTCTCTTTAAAGAAGACTTCTACCTCATCACTCTTGGTTTGGTGCAGTAGGGTATCTTCTTTCTTACCCTTTGTTGCTGCACATATAAATAGATTGTTGTTCATTATAGGAATAGGAATGGTGACTCATGCTTGAACTCACCTACTTTATTAAACCTTAGTGTCTTTTTATTGAGGCGTCTAATCTCACCCTCTTTAAGTTCTTTATACTTCTTACCAGGCATGGTGGAGTAGCAACCTTTATCGTTATAGTGTAGTATGGATCCTACTCTTGCAATGTATACTTCGTTAGTATCACAATCAATAACAGATACAGCAAAGGAGCCTTGACACTCTTCAAGTGCTTTACGAATATAGGTAACAGGATTAGTTCCTTTAGTCCTATCATCCTCCATGAACTTCTGAATCAAGTTAACAATCAAAGATGTATCAACTGGATTCTCAATATAAGGGAAGAATCTATTGCGTAGAGCATCTTCATTAGTCAATACCCCATTATGGAATACCATAAACGACATTGTATCGAATGGATGCGATGTCTCATAAGCCCAATCTCGCATTGCTGAGGTAGGAGCTTGTACGTGACCGCAATTGTAATTAGATTGCTTAGAACCCTTTGTATTATTCCAGTCAATCTCACCTTCCTTCTTCATGATGAACTGGTCATCATAAGTAAGTTGGACAAAACTACTTGCGAACGTACCCCTATTCTGGTTAGCGGTATACAATACCTCTAACATAGACTTATCAGGAGCTCCAAAAATAGCACACATACAGTAATATATAGTCTATTTCTATAGCTTTGCAAGCTTGATGTTCTGCTCCTTACGATACTTAGCAGTTAGTTCTTTACTCTCCTCTTCACGTCCATAGTAAAGTCGAAACTCTTTTGGTATACGCCAGAAGAAATCCATTGCACCAGTCTCTTCATGGAAGGCGAATGTATAGTGTGGATACATGGTACCATCAACATCGATCCACTTCTTACGCTTCTTTTTAGTCTTCTCAATACCAAGATTCTTTAGAGTAGTTCTACCTAGCCCCTTCACCTTGAATAGGTCGTCACTACTACGGAATGGACGCATACTTACGATATTCTTAGCAGTAAGCTTACCAACACCTGGTAAAGCTCTAAGCTCTTTATCATTGAACTTATTAAAGTCCTTGTAGGATAGCTTCGTTTCTTCTTTCATCTCTATTATTATATGCTAGTTCCTTATAATTTGCAACTTTTTAAGGTAATCCAATAGGTTGGCTATAAATATAGTTATGAGTTCCTTAAATAACCTATTCAATAGGGTACAAATGCTTGAAGAGGGGAAGGGGAAACCGTCTGCCATTTCAAGAGTTGCACCGGTCTTCAAGAATGTAAACAAAGATATGACAGCAGCTGGTATGTCAGCTTCATCACGTGATGCTATGTTGTATGTAACAAGAGTGTTATCTCGCCTTGACATCATTAGTCCAGATGTCTATGAGCTGACAATTAAGGGTCAACATAAAGATCGTATGGAGAAGATCATGACTATCCTTAAGACGAAAGAGGATGAAATCAATGCAAAGGAAAAAGAGATTGTTGAGTTCATGAATAAGGATTTGGATAACTTTACTGCAGGTGCTGGTGCAGATCGTGATCGTACAGAAAAGTATAAGGAAAAGGCAAAGGAGATCTCACAAGAGATTCAGAACATTAAGGCTGGTAAAGAAGCAGATGATGCTCTTCGTGATATTGTAAAGAAGGCTGATGATGACATTCTCGATTCTCTCCAGTTTGCTGGGGATGATGATACAACAATTATTGAGATTGATGCAGGTAACGCAGCCAATGTTGAAAATGTACGTTCTGCTATTGAAGGAATGGCTAACGAATTGGGTGTTGAAGTAACTGGCAATACAGTTGAGTTTTCAGTAGATGCAGGTTCTCAAGTCGACCAGATGGTTAAGAAGAACGGTGTTGCTGGAACAGAGGCATTCTTTGCTAAACACTTTGAAGGTGAATATCCAGTTACAGTTTCTATTATTCCTCCTGCTGGTGCAGAAGAGAAGGCAAAGATAGCTGATACAGTTGACGCTCTCAGTAAGAAGCCAGAAGGTATAGAAGGTAGAGAGCACCTCGCAAGTGTTAGTGCTGCTGCTGATAAGTTTTTAAAGAGCCGTAATATAGAAGATGCAGAAGGTAGTGTTAAGCATGAAGTGCTTGCTGCTATTGAAGCTGGTGCTGGTGATGAAGGTGAATTTGGACATAAAGATGCTGGTAAGGCTCACTCAGCACAACAGTTAGCTGCTCAGTATAAAGAAGATGGTGATGATTTTGATATCTATGTGCGTTTTGATGAAGATTTAAGATATAATACAAGTGCATTATTCAATCAGAATATCACATTTAGGGACAATACTGGTCAAATCAAAGAAATACCTCTATCAGTCGTTGCTAAACAGAAAAATAATTCTGGCTTCAGTTCTATAAAGCACAAAGACACAAAACGTGTAGTAACAGTTTATTCAGCATTAGCACCAGGAGAAACAGATGCGAGTAAAGTTGTTTCTGAAATTCAAAATGAAATGGGTAGTTTCAGAAATTTGCCAGCTGACATCAAAATTGATTACACTGGACAAATCGAGGAACAGAATAAGCAAATGACTTTTTTGATGGGTGCTTTTTTCACGGGTCTTGGACTTATTTTCTTTATATTAATATTCCAGTTTAACTCAGTATCAAAGCC